ACGCCTGCTTGGAGCGGTGTTGAAACAGCACAGACCCCCGCATGGGAAGAAGTCGTAACTTGAGGTTTTAAACATGACTACAGCATATACATCACTCTTGGGCTTGGCTCTTCCAGTCACGGGCGAACTGTCAGGGACATGGGGTGATACGGTCAACAACTCCATCACTTCGCTGTTGGACTCCGCTGTTGCAGGCACGACCACTCTGAGCACTGATGCTGATGTCACACTGACCACTACAACAGGCGCGGCCAATACGGCGCGGGAGGCCATTTTGTTATGGGCTGCAGGCGGAACGGCCACCCGGTACATCACGGCCCCGGCGCAGTCAAAGATTTACACGGTCATCAATGCAAGCTCAGGAACGCAGTCCATTGTGCTGCGAGCTTCAGGCCCGACCACAGGTGTAACCATTGCAAAAGGTGAGGCCGCCATTTGCGCTTGGAATGGATCTGATTTCATCAAGATCAGCAACACATCTGGCGCTGGTTTGTTTACTTCAATCACCAATGCTGGCTTAACATCGGGCCGTGTAGTGTATTCCACTACAGGCGGTCTTGAGACTGACTCTGCCAACTTGCTGTACAGCGGTACTGACCTGACTGTTTACGGCATCACCGTAGGCCGTGGTGCTGGTTCTCAAGCCACCAACACTGCAATGGGTGCGAGTGCTTTGGCAAGCAATACCTCTGGGTCAACAAATACTGGTCTTGGTTATTATGCCCTCCAAAGTAACACTACTGGAGCAGGTAATACTGGCGTTGGTTATGGCGCTGGATACCAAACCACAACAGGCGGAAGCAATACTTCAGTTGGTTATTACGCCCTTCAAGCAAACACCACAGCCTCCAGCAACACTGCTGTAGGTTATCAAGCGGCTTATGCGGTGACCACTGCAAACGGTATTACTGCTGTAGGTTACTCTGCAATTGGCGCAGGAAATTCTGCTTACAACACAACTGCTGTTGGTTTTGAGGCGTTGCGTACCAATGGCTCTACAGGTTCTTCCAACACTGCTGTTGGTGCAACTGCAATGCGGGCAAACACAAGCGGCCGTGATAACGTGGCTATTGGCGCTGACATTGCTGGTTCTGTAGCAGAGGCCGCGCTTTATACCAACACATCAGGCTCTAAAAACGTAGCAATTGGTAACGCCTCTTTAGGGTTAAACACCACGGGTTCATACAATACTGGTATTGGTACATACGCCCTTTACTCCAACACCACGGCATCAAACAACACTGCTGTTGGGTATCAAGCTGGGTACAGCAATACGACTGGTATTGGCATAACGGCGGTCGGTGCATCAACTCTGTACAGCAACACAACAGGCGTTGGGAACACCGCAGTTGGCGGTCTTCATGCGGGGTCAGTTAATCCTGCTCTGTACGCAAATACAACAGGCGGGTACAACTCCGCTTTTGGTTCTGGAGCGTTGACGGCTAATACTACTGGCAATTTCAACATTGCACTAGGATATGCCGCTCTTACCTCCAATACAACAGCCTCTAACAACACCGCTGTAGGGTATCAGGCGGCTTACAACAACACCACTGGCATTCAAAACGTGGCCGTCGGAAATACTGCACTACTTTCAAATTTGGTTGGCGGTTCAAACGTGGCGATTGGTGCGCGAACCCTTGAAGCTAATACTGCTAGTTACAACACAGGATTGGGATTTGCAGCAAGTTTTCAAAACACATCTGGAACTCAGAATTTAAGTGTTGGTTACATTGCTTTGTATGCAAACACAACTGGTTCATACAACACTGCGTTAGGCGCGAACGCACTTGCTACCAGCACCACAGCTTCAAACAACACCGCTGTAGGTTGCCAAGCTGGTTACAGCAACACCACAGGCGGCGTAACTGCTTTTGGGCAAGCCGCTTTATATTTAAACGTCACCGGAGCGCAAAACACTGCTGTTGGTCAAGCATCCTTGTATTCCAATACAGGAAACTACAACACTGCTGTTGGATTTTATGCAGGCAATGCGAACACAACTGGCGCAAGCAATGTGTTCTTTGGCAACTATTCTGCCGCCGCAAATACGACTGGTGGGTCTAATAGTGCTTACGGAGATTCTTCGTTAAGATTTAACACATCGGGCGCATACAACGTTGCTTTAGGTGCATCGGCTCTCTACTCCAATACAACAGCCTCTAACAACACTGCTGTAGGTTATCAGGCTGGGTATAGCAATACCACAGGAACTCAAAACGTATTTATTGGTCAAGCTGCTGGTAATTTAAATACAACAGGAAATTATAATTCTTCATTAGGCGCAGGAGCTTTAAACAGCAATACTACTGGCTCGAATAATACCGCAGTGGGTTATTTAGCGTTGCTTACCAACACTACAGCCAACAACAATGTGGCAATAGGACATAAAACTTTATACAGCAACACAACTGGGGCTAATAACATTGCAGTTGGTTCGCAAGTTGATGGTTTTTCAAGTTCAACACTTTACTCGAATACCACTGGCGCACAAAACAACGCTTTGGGATCATCTGCTCTGGGTTCAAACACAACAGGCGCTGAAAATAACGCTTTTGGTTATTTGACTTTGTTGAACAACACCACGGGTGGATACAACACTGCTTTTGGTAATCGTGCTCTTTACGCCAACACCACAGGCGCAAACCTCACTGCTGTTGGTTATCAGGCTGGGTATAGCAACACTACTGGCGCATACAATACTTCTTCAGGCTATCAATCAGGGTATTCTAATCAAACTGGTAATGTCAATACTGCTTTAGGCGATCAAGCCTTATACAGCAATACCGCTTCTAACAATACCGCTGTTGGTGCGGGAGCAATGTATTACAACACCGCTGGTATTAATAACGTGGCGGTTGGGGGCGGTGTTTATGGAGTTTCTCAAGGAGCTTTGTCTGCCAACACAACAGGTAACTACAACACCGCAATGGGCGTGCAAGCATTGCTCTCCAGCACCACAGCTTCAAACAACACTGCTGTCGGTTATCAGGCGCTTTCTTCCAGTTCAACAGGAGCCGCGCTTGTTGCTTTAGGAACTAATGCTGGCAGTAGTGTAACAACTGGAAATAATTGTGTATTTATCGGCAATAGCACCCAACCATCTGCTGGTAATGATTCTGGAGAGCTTGTAATAGCCACAAACGGAGCAACTGGTAAAGGATCAAACACTGGATTCATTAGCCCCAACGGTGGTGGCGTATACCAAGGCAACAACTCTGCTACTTGGTCAATTACTTCTGACCAACGTCTGAAAAAAAACATTGTTGACAACATTGTTGGCTTGGAAGCCATCAACAAAATCCAAGTTCGCAATTTTGAATACCGTTTGCCAGAAGAAATTACAGAACTGGACAAATCAAATGCAGTCAATATTGCTGGCGTTCAGTTGGGCGCAATTGCTCAAGAACTCCAAGCCATTCTTCCTGATTGCGTTAAAACAGAATCCACGGGCGTTATGTCTGTGGATACAACCAACTTGACTTGGCATCTCATCAATGCAGTCAAAGAATTAACCGCCCGTGTGGCACAACTTGAAGCTAAAGGAAACTGAAATGACCACTTTCACCACCACCATCACGGCTATGTACACAGTGCAACAGCCCGACCCCAACTATGTGGTTAACGCCATCTGGAAAGTTACTGGCGTAGACGGACAGTACACCGCTGAAATTGGTGGCAACACCATCTTTGACAGCCAGCAAGAATCTACGTTCATCCCTTATGCCAACCTAACAGAAGCCACGGTGATTGGTTGGATTCCCGCTGAAGCCATTGCAAGCGCACAAGCGTGTGTACAAGGCCAGATCGACAGCATGATTACCCCGCCTGTCAGCCCGGCCAATACAGCGCTGCCTTGGGTCACGGCTTAAAATAATATGGGGTCACGCCGCTGCCCCTTCTCAGCGGTACTGGAGAACTTTATATGAGTGAAGAACTGAACACGTCTATCGAATTGAAGCTGCCTTTGGGCGCAGTGAATATGATTTTGTCTGCTCTGGCCAAAGCGCCTTATGAGCAAGTTGCTGACTTGGTGCAAGCCATCCGGGCGCAGACAATCCCACAAATTCCTGCACCTTCAGAGGAGTCTGAACAACCCAACCCGTAACTCCGGGATAAAGGGGGCGCTGGCAGACCGTCCTTTTGGGTTGAAGTCTGCCCCCAAATTGGAGGAAGTATGATCCCGATCGACCCATCTGAAGCACTTGACGCCATCAACTCGGCGGTCAATCTTGTGAAGAAAGCGGCAAACACCGCGCAAAACGTGGAGTCCCTTGGCCCTTTCTTGGGCCGATATTTTGACGCCAAGGCCAATGCCCTTCAGGTGGTGGTCGAGTCCAAGAACGGCACGTTCAAAGGTTCCGCGCTGGGTAAAGCAATGGAAATTGAAATGGCGCTTGAGCGCAGCAGGCAGTTTGAAGAGGACGTGAAGAACAAGCTGTTCTACCCCAACCACATGGAGCTCTGGAACCGCATCAAGGCCCGCGCTGCAACGATGGAAGCCGAGTTCGCCAAAGCTGCCAAGAAGGAAAAAGATGCCGCAGCTAAACGCAAAAAAGAAGCTAAAGAAGCTATCGAACTGGTTGTGGGATTACTTGCCGCTGCCCTATTACTTGCTTTGGTTGGATTTGGTATATACCAGATACGCGATCATGCAGGAAATCGTTGAGGGATTCAAAAAGTGGTTCAAGTTGGCATGCTATGTTGCTTGCGCTTGGTGGTTTCTGGATTTTGTGTATGTGTTGCCTGAACCACTCGCCAAGCGGGCGATGGACAAGGCGTTGAGTTATCTTCCCTTTTAAGGAGCGCTTGTGAAACATTCAACCCTTCTGTTATGCCTTGCACTGTGTGGCTGCGGTGTTGGTTCTGACTCTACTCCAACAGCCAAAACAATGGCGGTGCGTTTAAGCGCGGATACACCACCGCCTAGCCCCTTTGTGTTGGGGCCAAGTGGGACACAGGCTACGCCTGTCTCAGCCCCTGTGGTGACGTTTGTCACTGGCCCTGTGATCGGCCCGATTGCTGTGGTCAACCCACCTATTGTCAGTTCAACGCCCATTGTGCCCACGCCAAACTGGTGTACAGATGGTTTTGTCATTGGCCCTTGCACTCTTCGTTGCGAGCCTAATCAATTTACTACAGGACCCTGCCCATGAGCTGGTTAGAACAAGTTGCCCCTACGATTGCCACGGCCCTTGGTGGCCCACTGGCAGGTCTGGCCGTTGACGCCATTTCCAAAGCTGTTGGCATTGATCCAAAAGATGTGCAGGCTACGATTGACAACGGCAAATTATCTGCTGAACAAATCATGTCCATCAAGCAAGCTGAGATACAGATGGCTGCGCGGGCACAGGAGATGGGTCTTGATTTTGCCAAGCTGGGCAATGACGACAGGAAGTCTGCCCGTGACATGCAGGTGGCTACTAAGAGTTGGATTCCTTCTGCCCTGTCTATCGGTGTCACGCTTGGATTTTTCGGCATCCTGTTTGGTTTGATGTACGGCAAGATTGAACACGCCCCTCAGATTGACATCATGCTTGGCTCACTTGGCACTGCATGGACAGGCATCATCGCCTTCTACTTCGGTAGCAGCGCAGGTTCTCAGGCCAAAGATCAAATGCTCCACCAATCGACGCCAACAGTATGAAAGACAATTTCCAAAAAGCCCTTGCCGCCGTCCTCGTACACGAGGGAGGATTTGTAAATCATAGTCAAGACCCGGGGGGAATGACAAACCTAGGGTGTACCAAAACTGTCTGGGAAGAGCACTGCGGTCACCCAGTGGACGAGAAAGCCATGCGTGCGCTGACCCCTGCCGATGTTGCCCCGCTGTACAAAACCAAGTACTGGGACAAGGTGAAGGGCGACGACCTACCAGCAGGCGTTGACTACGTGGTGTTTGATGCCGCGATCAACTCTGGCCCGGGCCGTGCGGCCAAGTGGTTGCAAGCCTGCGTGGGTGTCGAGCCTGATGGCGGTATTGGCCCAAAAACACTGGCTGCGGTCAACGCCATGAACCCCAAACAACTGGTCGAAGATTACGGCAAACGCCGTCTGTCATTCTTGACTGACCTGCCTACTTGGGGTACATTTGGCAAAGGCTGGGCACGACGTGTCGCGGAAGTCACCAGTGCCGCATTGACCATGACTACATGAGGTAGCCCGTGCCCTTACAAAAAATCCTGTTCAAGCCGGGGGTTAACCGGGAAAACACACGCTACACGACCGAAGGCGGCTGGTACGAGTGCGACAAAATCCGGTTTCGTCAAGGCAACCCCGAGAAGATCGGTGGATGGACACGATTTAGCACTGCCACTTTTCTTGGCATTTGTCGATCGTTGTGGAACTGGGTTACGCTGGCTGGACAAAACCTGATTGGGGTCGGCACAAACCTCAAGTTCTACATCAATCAGGGCGGCGCGTACTACGACATTACGCCTATTCGGGGCACCAGCACGCTGACCAACCCGTTTGCGGCCACACTGGGTTCGTCCACCATTACCGTGACAGCAACAGCGCATGGCGGAGCAACGGGCGATTTTGTGACTTTCAGTGGGGCCACGGGTCTTGGCGGCAACGTTACTGCCGCTGTGCTCAACAAAGAATATCAAATCACAGTTGTAAACGTCAACAGCTACACCATTACCGTTTCAGTTACAGCTACTGCTGCGGACGTTTCAGGTTCTCCCGGCGGTGGCACTGTCTCTGCGGCCTACCAAATTGCTGTGGGTCCGGCCATTGAAGTGCCTCTTGTAGGCTGGGGCGCTGGCGGTTGGGGGCTTGGCACTTGGGGCGTTGGCCGAACAGCGACCAACTCTTTGCAGCTCTGGAACCAATACAACTTTGGTGAGAATCTGCTGTACGGCCCACGCGGCGCAGGGATTTACTACTGGACAGCATCTTCTGGTGTGGGCACTCGGGGCGTTAACTTGACTACATTGGGCGACGCCCAAACCCCAGTAGTGCAGAACTTCATCATCGTGTCTGATACCTCACGGTTTGTAATTGTAATGGGCACGAACGATCCAAACTCCGCAACACCCAACGCGCTTGACCCCATGTTCATTCGTTGGTCGGATCAGGAAAACCCTTTTGTTTGGACTCCCGCCATCACCAACCAAGCCGGTAGCGTGCGCTTGTCGCACGGCTCCCAGATCATCACAGCCATTCAGACCCGGCAAGAAATTGTGACGTTCACGGATCAGGCTGTATATTCATTGCAGTACCTTGGGCCTCCCTATGTCTGGGGCACGCAGCTCTTGGGTGACAACATTTCCATCATGGGGCCGAACGCTGTGTCGTTGGCTTCGGGCGTGGTCTACTGGATGGGCGTAGACAAGTTCTACATGTACGATGGCCGTGTGCAGACGCTTAACTGCGACCTGCGCCGCTATGTGTTTGGTGACCTTGACCTTGGCCAAGCCCAGCAGGTATTTTCTGGAACCAATGAAGGTTTTAATGAGGTCTGGTGGTTCTACTGCTCCGCCAACTCCACCACGGTGGACAAATATGTTGTGTTCAACTACCTTGAAAAAATCTGGTACTACGGCACGATGGCCCGTACGGCTTGGCTGGATTCGGGCCTGCTGCCCAACCCAATTGCCACTACTTACATCAACAACATCGTCAACCAAGAAGATGGCGTGGACGATAATTCGACTGGCACGGTTGCGCCAATTGACGCGTATATCTCTTCGTCCGAATTCGATATTGGTGATGGCCACAACTTTGGCTACATCTGGCGTGTGTTGCCGGACTTGACGTTTACCGACTCCAACACCGCCCCTGACGGAAGTCAAGCGCAAGTCACCATGACGCTGTATCCGATGCAGAACTCAGGTTCTGGCGCGGGCTCCCCGGGTATTGACTACGTCAACAAGATTCCAGCGTACAACATCACGGAAGAATTTACCGGCATTGTGTACACACGTGTGCGTGGGCGGCAGTTGATTTTTAAGATTGAGTCCAACCAAATTGGCACAAACTGGCAGCTTGGCGCTCCACGTATTGATATTCGACCAGACGGAAGACGCTGATGTCACAAACAAACTTTACTCCTCCCAGCCTACCACTTGCCCCAGAGACGTACAATCGGCAGTACATGGACAAGCTGTCCAACGTGATTCGGCTGTTCTTTAACCAGATCAGCAACACAGGTCCTTTGTCTGCTTCAACGCAACGCAACGGCACAACAATCGTCTCGGGATTGAGTTTTGTGGAACCCAGCACAACAACGCCAAATACGTTCCAAGTCAGCTTGCCTACAGACGCAGATTACGCTAACCTACGGGTGGGGTCTGTCTATTACGACAGCGCCACCAAAGTACTAAAAATAAAGGTCTGACATGAGCCTTCACACCCTTGCTACACACATGGCCCAACATGGGCGCGGACCAGATTCAATGCTGGTGCACATGTCCCCCCGCGAAGTCCAAAGCCTGCAAGCGCTGGCCAAAGCAACGGGCGGCACACTGACGCTCAACCCCCATACCGGGTTGCCTGAAGCTGGGTGGTTGGACAAACTATTTCCTGCACTTGCGGGGTTTGCCCTAGATATGTTTGTGCCCGGTTTGGGCGAGGCAATTGGCGGGGCATTGGGAACTTCTGCGGCTGTTGGTACCGGTATTGCTGTTGGCGGTATTACCGGTCTGGCCACCGGCAGTTTGCAACAAGGTCTGATGGCGGGCTTGGGTGCGTATGGCGGCGCTGGGTTAAGCGCGGGATTGACGGCTGCGGGAATTGAAAATATTGGCGCTTCCCAATTATCGGCAGCAAATGCAGCGGCAGACCCAATAGCAGCCCTTGCAGAAGAAAAAGCCGCGCTAATGCCTGCGGCAGGCACGCCGGGAATTGATACGATTTCCAAAGGTTTTGACAACGTTACATCCAACCCATCTTCCGCCCTCCAGTTTGTTAAAGACAACGGCAAGTCGCTGCTGGCTGCAACGTCTCCCATGTTGGCAGGATCGGGCGTGCAGACAACAACTCCTATACCACAGACGCCTAGCTACTATCGCCCATTCATGTACGATCCTCAGACCCAAGGTCTGCAAGCCCTAACGCCTGTCAGTGGCAAAGGGATCAAAAAAGGCGGCTTACTGAGTTTGGCCAACGGCGGAGCCGTTGCCTTTGCCGATGGTGGGTCGCCTGATGACCAGCCGGATTTGTTCCAGAAAATCTACGGACGCGCAGGTACGGCAGAAGAACAAGCTGCTATGGCTGGTAAATCGGCAGAAGAAGAACGCGCAATCCTTCAGCAATCGATTGATGCTTGGAACCAGTCGCATCCCAGCGCTGCGCCACAAGCACAGCCGCAACCACAGCCGCAACCACAAGACCAACCTCAAGCACAGGCCCAAGCGGCTGCGCCCACATCTTCCCCAGATGCAAACGCGGCTCCCCAGATTACGGACGAGCAACGCAAATTCATTGACTGGCAAGCCAAGCAGAACGACCCGATGCAGCAGGGCATCATTGCAGACGAGTGGGCACGCGCAGGCATCACCGACCCGTACTCCAATGCTACGCTGATTAAAAATGCGCAAGCCGCAATTGACAACGCAAACCGTCGCATCAAAGAAACTGGCGGCACCGACGTTGCTCAATGGAACGATCCCAACTGGCAGAAGTATTTGGGCACCAACAAAGATGCGTTCAACATTGGCACGCAAGTCAAAAACGATCCAGCGTTTGCTGCACAGTTCTCTAAGCAAACTGGGTTGACTGGTGCCAATTTAAATGCATGGGTTACTGCCGCTACCGATCCTTATGCCGCCGCAGTTCAAAATGCAGGTACGCCATCTAAATTCACCGTGGGTGGAGGTGGCGGCTCACAGTCAACAGACACTAGCCAGATTCGACGTCCCGGCCAAGCCATTACTGAAGGCGAAAACTATTCACGCCAATATACACCCGACCAATTGACTGGTTTGAGTGCGCTATGGACTAAGTACGGTAGTGATCCTACGGCCATGAAACAGGCAATGCAGCAGTATGGCATTACTGCTGATGATATTGGTTTGGCAACGGGGCAGTCTAAAACCCAACTGCAAAAATACTTTGGTGATACATCAAGCCTAACAGGTGACGCCACTAAAGGTACGGGGTTATCTGGCCTGACAGACCAAAGCCTTAATGCTACAAGCGCATTTGATATGTTGGATACGCAAGGCCGACGTCAATTTTTCAGTGATTGGGCAAAACAGCACGATGTTTATGGAATGTCGTCTCCCGGCATGACAGCCGATGATGGGTCGTTTACCCCTTGGGCAACAAAAGACCCATTAACTGTTGCGCAAAGCAAAGCGCTTGATGCAAGTTGGGTAAAAGCAATCGCGGACTACAACAAAGAACACCCTTTTACATCTTTTTCGTTAGACAAAGCTAAACCCGATGTCCCCGCAGCAGGCGGTACGCCGACAGCTAACGCATCAGGCATCCAGACTTTGACCAACGCAAACGCACTTGCGTCCAACACACCCCCGCGCGATACACCTGCACCATCCGGCATCCAGCAATTGACAAAAGACGGCCACCTTGTTGACCCCACAACTGGTCACTTGCTGAACCCAACATTGACGGCGGCTCAGTTGTCCGAAGCTAAAGGCAATATGCCCGAGATGCAGTCCGCATATCAAGCGTACTGGGATTCCGTAAAGCCCGGTGACATTTTGGATTTTGCTGGCGGCACATTGACACGTAATACGGACGGAACAGCTACGCATACTTACACGGACGCTAACGGCAAAAAACAGTCTTACACGTTTAACCAAAACACTGATTTTTCAACTGTGGCCAAGTCCGATCCCAACATTGCCAAAGAGTGGAAGGACATGTTTAACTACGCCCCACCAAAAGATACAGGTGCGCCTATTATTCAAACACCCGGCCCGACACAAACATCCGTGCCAACCGGCGGCAGCGGGACTGCGGGTTCAGCAACAACACGTGCATTTAACTGGCAGCAAACCCCGATTGACCGCTTGCCTACCGTGGCACAGAAGAAGCCTGAAGAAGCAATGTCTGGCGAGTCGCTTGCAGCCTACAACGCGTTGTTTGGCAAAGGTTCTACCGCTACAAAAGCATGGACCACGTACCCCGGTCGCAACTACTTGCCAAATACTGGTCAAGGGTTTTATGTGCAGCACGGCGGAGCAGCATCGTCTTCAAACCCAACGTCTTCCAGTTCGTCAACTACAGACAAAACGCAGCCTACAACTGAACAATTAAACGACAAAACCACCATGCCATCGCAGTCCCCCGGTGAAGGGTATCACTGGGTGTGGATTGATAGCCCCGGTGCAAAACACTGGGTCTCTGTTCCAATTGAGCCCGACACTACCGGCGGGTCCAGCCCGGGCGGCGCAGCCAATGGCGGTTTAATGGGTTATGCAGGCGGCGGGCTTGGCTCGTTGGGCGGTTACTCTGATGGCGGCAGATTGCTGCGCGGCCCGGGCGATGGCGTTTCGGACTCGATTCCTGCCTCGATTGGTAATCGCCAGCCTGCCCGCCTTGCCGATGGTGAGTTCGTTGTGCCTGCCCGCATTGTGTCGGAGTTGGGTAACGGCTCTACCGAAGCTGGCGCTCGTCGCCTGTACCAGATGATGGACCGTGTGCAGAACGCCCGCAAGAAGTCGGTCGGCAAAGGCAACGTGGCTAAGAACAGCCGCGCCGAACAATACCTTCCCGCATAAGGAGACAGCATGTCTGATCCACAATTCACACAACAACAGATAACGCAGACCACCATCCCTGACTATGCTCGGCGCTATGTCGAGAACTTGTTGGGCGCTGGCGAAGGCACACTGTTCAATTACCAAAAAGACGCGCAGGGTAACCCCGTCCTTGACTCTTCTGGAATGCCTATTCCTGCGGGGTTTCAGCCGTACCAGCAGTACACAGGTGAGCGTCAAGCCCAGTTTACGCCGTTGCAACAGCAAGCGTTTGAAGCTGCGGGTCAGTTGCAGGTTCCCGGTCAGATGTACGACGCATCGCAGATGGCCAAATTGGCCACGCAAACGGCTGGACAGACTGCGTACAAACCGTCCAACTATCAGTCGTCCATGGTGCAGGCCCCACAGATTAGCCAGTACCAGATGCAAGGGCCGCAGGAGGTAACAGCAAAAAACTTCACTGACGCTGGCGTGGCCAGCCAGTACATGAACCCGTACCAGCAACAGGTCACGGATATTCAAAAGCGTGAAGCCCAGCGCCAAGCAGGTATTGCAGCCACCCAACGCGGTGCACAAGCCGCAGGAGCCGGTGCGTTTGGCGGTTCTCGCCAAGCCATCATGGACGCAGAAGCCGCCCGCAACTTGTCGCAACAGATGAACGACATCCAAGCGCAGGGGTCAAACCAAGCGTACACCCAAGGCATGAGCCAGTTCAATGCGGATCAAGCGCGTGCCTTACAAGCAGGCATGGGCAACCAGCAGATGGGGTACAACGTCAACAACGCCAACCTTCAGTCGTTGTTGGGCACACAGCAGTTGGGCACAGGCCAAAGTCTGCAAGCGCAGTTGGCCAACCAGCAAGCCATGAATGCCATGAACCAGCTCAACGAGCAGTCGTCCCAGTATGGGGCGGGCTTGGGGCTGCAAGGTCTTCAGACGGCTTTGTCCGGCGCGGGTCAGTTGGGTAATTTGGGCCAGAACATCTACGCCCAAAACCAAGGCAACTTAACAATGCAGAATCAGTTTGGCACGCAGCAGCAGGCCCAGATTCAAAACATGTTGAACAACAACTACCAAGACTTTCAGAACGCGCAGAACATGCCGTACAAACAGATGGGCTTCATGTCCGATCTGTTGCGCGGAACGCAAGGTCTTGGTCAGTCAAACGTGTACCAGTATGCACCTACGCCCAGCCCGATGTCTCAATTGGCGGGTTTAGGTACGGCTGCGTATGCCACCAGCAAAGCGTTTGGTTCAGCCGACGGCGGCATGATTAAAGACAAGTACGCTGATGGCGGCGCTGTTGACCGTCCTGTGTATGCCCACGCATTCGATAACGGCTCGGGCTACGCCCGTGGTGGTAAAGTTAAAGGGCACGGCTTGGCTGACTTGGCCTTGTCTCGCATGGCGTAAGGAATAAAAATGGCAATCCCAAATCCAAACCAGATCACATCCGTTTTGCGGATGATGCCCGACCAGCAGTTGCAACAGTACGCTGCAATGCACAAGGATGACCCTTACATTTTCCCCATGGCATTTGCGGAGAGCAACGCACGCAAGGAAGCGCGTGCCGCGCAGCAGGCTATGGCGATGGGCCAGCCCCAGCCCAAGGTGGTCGATCAGGATTTGATGGCGATGGCTTCCCAGCCGCCCATCCCCCCACAAGGGGGGATGCCCCAAGGCGGGCCTCAGATGGCCCAGCAGCAGTTGCCCGAGCATCAAGGCATCGGTGCGTTGCCTGCCCAGAACATTCAGCACATGGCTGATGGCGGTATCGCTGGCTACGCTGGCGGCGGTATGGATGAGCAGTTGGCCTACAACAACGAACCCGTTATGCGCATGGCGGGCGGCGGAGCCGTCCAACATTTTGCTGAAAAAGGTGCAGTGAACCCCAGCGGTTTTACACCTGAGATGCAGCAGTACTTGCTGGAGCAAGCGCAAGCAAACAACGTCGATCCACAGGCTTTGATGGCTATTGTAAAAGCAGAAAGCCGTGGAAAAGTTGGCGCTCAAAGCGACACATCAACAGCGCACGGTTTGTTTCAAATTATTGATAAAACTTTTAAAAATGCTGGCGGCGATCCTGCCAAGCGCCATGATCCGTTTGAGAACATCCGTGTCGGAGCCAAGCTGCTGGGCGACAACGCCAAAGTTTTGCGCAACCAGTTGAAGCGAGACCCTAGCCCGGACGAGCTGTACGCTACGCACTTCCTTGGGACAGGCACAGGCGGTAAGTTGCTGCAAGCGCATCCTGACACGCCGATGTCGAGCTTCTTGTATTCTGCTGACAAAGAGAATGCTGACAAAATTATGTCTAGCAATAAGAAACTGCTGGGCGGCAAAACCGTTGGTGAAGTACGCCAGACCTTGGCCAACAAACTGTTCAGCGCCATTCCTATGGGCGCAGCAAACGCTGCGACTGTTCCGTCGGGACCACCAACTGTATCGCCCCAAGGCACACCCGGTGATCTGGCGTCCCAAATCCCGGGCCAACGCGCGCAAGCGCCTGCGTCTACAGCCGAACAAGAGAATTCATATTTTGGACGGTTGGCGGACACACTGGGTATTTCGCCAGAAGTTCAGCGCAATATCAACAACACGTTGAATGCGGCGGGGGGTTACTCGTCTCCAGTCAGCACAGCAAACCGTATGGTCGGGGTGGCATCGGGCGCATTAAAAGCTACACCAGAAATGATTGCCGAAGCTGAAAAAGCACGCCGTATAGCCAACACTGTTCGGTTACCCGCTCCTGCTAAAGCAGGTCTTGAAGCCCTTGATGCCGCGTCCCAAGCAACCCGCGATGCCGCTGTAGCGGCCCGACAAGCCCGTAACTTGGAACAAGACCGTAGAGCCGCAACGGCTGCGGAACAATCCGTTAAAGCGGCTGATGAGACAGCCAACATTGCCCGCAAAACCGAAGAAGGTATCGCGGCTGTGCCCCGCGCACAAGCGGCAAACACAGCCAAAGCAGTAAATGCAGCACGGACTCTATCTGTTAATCAGTTTGGCGAGTCTATGTTTCCAAACAAAGAAGCTGCTGCTACTGCTGGGGCCAAAGAAAGCCCTTACGACGTGGAAGACATGCGCAAGGCCGAGCCTATGCCCACCGCCAAAGAAGCCGTGGATGCCGCCAAAGCAGAGTTGCCTGCCAAGGAACGCAAGGGCATGAACTACGACGACCTGCTGGCGTTTGGTTTGAACTTGATGGCAGGCACTTCTCCCAACGCTTTGACCAACGTTGGTGCTGCGGGTATTGCGGCTTTGAAGAACAAGCAAGAGCGTGAGAAGGCTGAGCAAGACCTTGAGTACAAGGACATCATGAAGAAGTACTACGGCTCGTTGGGCAAGAAGGCCGAGTCTGAGGCTTCTTATCTGGCGTCAGGAGAAAAAGGCCGGATGGCCGATCGCCAAAAAGCTGTGGCCGAAATTCAAGCAAGCATGGACGCATGGGCCAAAGCAAAAGCCGGTATGTACACACCGGAAGAGGAAGAAGCCCAGCGTAGAAAACTGACGCAGTACTTCTTTAATGCGTACGAATTACCGATTCCCGCTACAATGTCGTCTACAACCGGAGGTGGGTTGCCTCAAGGTGTCAAGGTGACGCCGTACGGTTAACAATCAGTGAGGTGCGGGTATGCCGCTATACCAAGTCGAAATCCCCGGTCGGGGAAAGTTCAAAGTCGAATCTCCGACAGAGCTTACGGATGAACAGGCCTACGAGGCCGTCATGCGGGACATTGGTAACGAACCCCCACCCAAGTCTGGTATTCTTGCAGCCCTCGGCAAGGGCACAGAGTCCACGCTAAGCCAGCTTCGTTCTGGTTTATCTGGTGCGTTGGGTTCTGGCGAAGAAGCCGCCACTGCCGGGTTGCAGCGCGGCGAAGCCATCAACCGCAAGTACGCCGACCAAGTTAGCCTTGAGAAAGTCAAGGAAGCGTATGAGAAGAACGGTCTGCTGTCTGCGGCCAAAGAAGTAGCAGGCCAAGTCCCTGCTGCGATCGCTGAACAAGCCCCGAACCTTGCTACTGCTTTTGGTGGCGCTCGTCTTGGCGCTATGGCTGGCTCTGCGTTGGGTCCAGTCGGCGCAGTGGTTGGCGGTGGTCTGGGCGCTTTTGCCCCTTCCCTGATTCAACAGTTCGGTGGGAACATCGAGCGTCAGGCGCAGGAACAAAGGAACCGGGGGGAAGAAGTCTCTATCAACAAAGGGGCGGCGGGGGCCGCAGCCCTTCCTCAAGCTGCTTTGGACGTAGCGCAGACGTTCATTCCTTTTGGCGGCAAGCTCATCAGCAAACTGACGGGTATCCCAGAAGCTGCGTTCTTCAGCAAAGCAGCCGGGCAGGCAGAGAAGCTGGCCAACGAGCGGCTCTTGACCACGCTGGCCAAAGGCACAGCCACCGGTATCTTGGCTGAAATCCCCCCAGAAATTGGCCAACAGATGTTAGAGCGGGCGCAAGCTGGCTTGTCGTTGACCGACCAAGACGCCATGAAAGAGTACGGCCAGACGGCGTACCAGATTGGTTTGCTCGGCCCGTTGGGTGCTGTGGGTCGTCTGTCAGAAAAAAGCGCAGCCCGTCAAGAGCTTGCCGCTCGGCAAGAAGCACCAGAGCCAACAACCCCTGCGGCACCGCAAGAAACCCAAGAGCCGATGCTGGCGTTGCCCCCACCTTCTGCTGAACAGATTGGGACCGAAGTACAGCCTGTCACCCGTGGCTTTAACGAAGCCCTTCGCGCTGGCGCTGTCATGGGCAACATGGACACCAGCCGCCTCGCCCAACCCGGAGCCTTGGCTACGCCTGCACCAGACCTGAACAGGGAGATGGAGCAGCACGACCAGTTAAAACGGACTCTGGAAGCCATGCAGATGCAGTTGCAGACAGCAGCAGCGGCAGGCGATACAGCAACGATCAAAGCGTTGCACCCAAAATATGCGGAACTTGAGCAGCAGGTGCAGGCATCTGCCCAAAACATTGAGAATTTGGGCGGAACAACCCAGACGTTGGCTGAGCTGGAGACGCAATCCAAAGCCCAACTGCAAACGCTGAACAACAAGATCAAGTCCGCACAGAAGAAGCTGGCCGATTCCGCGCAGCTTGGCGACTTTGGAGCGCTGCCAAAACTGACAGAGAAGCTGGATGAACTCAAGCAAGAACACGCCGACCTGACCGAGACCTATGGCAAGAAGCGTGGGGTACTGGAAGAAAAGCAACTTAACCAACAACAGCGTGGGCAGACCCGTGAGTTGTTTACACAACAAGAAGCCCCTCCATCCCCAGCAGAAAAACCCGCAGGCTACGACCAACACAAACCTGTGCAGGGTTTTGCCGCTACGCCAGCCGAGGCCCAAGGAATTGAGCCCTCAAAAGTTGCTGCGCCCACTGAAGTGGTCAGAGAAGAAAAGGTTGCCACGCCTGAGTCCACCGCTGCCGCAGAAAAGATGTATGCCGAAATCCAAGATTTGGAAGGACAAGTGGCACGTCTGCGCGGTAAAGAAATTCCAGCGAACGCGGACAGGATTGCCAAGCTGAACAAGCTCAAAGAAGCCTACGTTTCGGCCACAAAGCCAGCACCGTTGGATACGCGCTCGATTGATCTGTTCAGTGAGCAGAACATCATCAACACTGCTATTCAAAGCGGCGATCAGGCCACGCTTGAAAAAGTGGCCAAGGCTCGGATAGAAGAAGAGAGAAAGACTCAGCGCCAGCGCAGCGAAGAGAAAGCTGCCGAACGTGATCGTTTGCTAACGTCCTTGGACGAGCGTCTGGGATTGGCTGGCCAAAAAGTTGAGCGCACTGCCACGCCAGAAGAGTACGACTCGGTCATGGATCAGATCGACGTTTACAAACGCGCCATTGAAAATCCACAAGGCAACGCCAACAAGTCAATCTTGCAGCAACTGTACGATCTGACGGCTGAACACGAGAAGCTGACAGCGCAGCTTGAGAGTGGCATAGCTACGCCTACCCTGCGTGAGAAAGCCATGCAGATTGGCAAAGGCACGCAACCTGCTCCTCGGCAGATGGATGCATCAGAACGTTTCCAGATGCGCCGCCGTATTGATACGATTGCCAAACGCTACCAGCATCTTGTCGATACCAAGGTCAAACCAGCACGCGAAGCCATCGTTGCTTTGCATCAAAGCCTGTACAAAAAAGCTCCCGCCGCTAAAGCGGAACAGATTCGTGCTGAAAAAGAAGCCGAGTCAGCGCGACAAGTCGAGTCTACAAAACGGCGAGACAAGAACTGGCACGCCCCGTTGCTTGATAAACCTGTTGGCGCTGTTATGAGTCGTGCGGCTAAGACAGCCAAGCGCATCAATGAAGGTAACGTAACCCGAGAAGCCTCCAAGACCGCAGCGCTTGAGAAACTGGCATTTGATTTGGGTATTGCCACGCCTGAGTACGGGAACATGATTACCGAGCAGGCTCGGCGTATTGAAGCATTGAAGAAAAGGTACGGCGAAAACGACAAAGCAGTCAACGAGTACCGCAACCAAGTGACAACAGAACGGGATGTAAAAGCCCGGGAGCTGGGGTACAAAACACCCGAGTACAAACAGGCACTGAAAGAGCAGTCTAAGAAACTCACTGAAGCCGTGGCTGCGTCAGGGCCAATGGAGCCCGCATCCAAGCGCACCCAACAAGAAACACGCAAAGTAAAACGCGCCAAACAGGAAGAACGCACAGGTTCTCCAGAAAGCCGTGCGGCTACAGAGAAGCGGGCCATCGCTCTCAAGCGCCAAGACTTGAAGGATTTTGAAGAAGGTATCGCTTCTGAGAAAGAAGGCCGCGAATTCTTGCGTGGTGTTGAGACCGAGAGCTTAGAACTGAACAAAGACATCGTGGCTGCACTGGAGCAGGGCGATGTACGCAAGGCACTGGACCTGCTTAGCAAAGACAAGAACGCCGACTCCTTTAGCCGTGCTGTGGCTGAGCGTCTTACACCGTTCCTTGATGTCACAAAAGTCAACATTGAAAACGATCTGCGTGACCCTGACGGCAAAGAAGTCTTGGGCGCTGCAACCAGCAAGCTGATTGAGCTGAACCGCAATGGCGGTCTGTCGGTTGAAACATTGCTGCACGAGTCCACTCACGCGGCGGTTGAGCGCGTGATCCAGTTGGCCGAGAAGAGCCCAGACTCGTTGACCAAAGAGCAGCGTGTCGCCATCAATGAACTGAAAGCGTTGCACGCCCAGATCAAGAAAGATTCCGGCATCACCAGCAAGAACGCCAAGGGTAGCCTGTCGGAGTTTGTGGCCGAGGTCATGTCGAACCGCAACCTGCAAAAGCAGTTGGCACAGCGCAAGTGGCGTCTGTCCAATATGTGGCAAGGCATCAAGTCTATCTTCATGACCATGCTCGGTTTGAAGAAAGTCGAGACCATGTTCGGCGCATCGGTAGTTTCCATCGAGCAGTTGTTTGTTCCCGCCAGCTCCACAGTAGGCAACGCAACGACTGAACAGAAGGTGAACCGAAACCTGTCCGCCAAGGACATTGCCGCGCTGCATACCGGTAGTAACTCGATGAAGCAGTTTGCCGACCAGTTCGGCCCGCTCATCAAGCAGAAAGACCGCACACCAGAAGACGCCGAGCGTATTGCCGACGAGCAGATTGACGCGATGCTGGCCAGCGTGCGGCCATACAGCCGACTGACCGCCGAAGGTCGGGCTATGCCTGCACTGCGTAGGGATTTGAAAGAAGCTGCGGACGCCGAACACAATGCCAAGTCTGTCGTAGCGTTGCCTACCGCTGATACGCTTGACTACAAGGGCATGATTACCATGTCTGACGGCAAGACGTACGATCCAAACAACCCGCTGCACTACGTGGAAGCAGGCCCGGCTACGTTTGCTGCACTGCAAGCTATGGAAAATCCCACGCTTCGTCGACGTGAGGCCGAAGAGATCGCCGCTAAACGCCGAGAAGACTTCCAAAGCCTTGGCGACTACTTGCAGTCCAATTACAAAAACTACACCACAGTCGAACAAGCACTGGTGTTAAAGGCTGCGGCCAAGTACGCGGTTCTTTCCGACAAGAATGGCCGATTGAAGTTGGCTGAAATTGGAAGAGACAACCGCCACAACATTGCGGTCGTTGGCAAGGAAGCAGCAGACGCTGTGATCGAACAGCTTCGCGCAGGCAAAAACCTGAAGCAGGCTTTTTTGGATGGCCTGCAAAAGAACGCCGACGAAAGCGCCAAGAACAATGAGCGCAAAAGCGGTTGGAAAAAGTTTGACCAAGCTGAAGAACAAGAGTTTCTTCCCAATCTGTATACCAAAAAAGAAATTGATGAGGCAATCAAAAAAACAAATTTGACAGACGAAGACATTCAAGAAGTGGGTTTGGACGAAGAGTCCCTGATTGGTTATCTAATTCAAAATGGGTATCTTCCCGATCGCCAAAAATCAAGCGAAGAAGCTGCAATTAATCTGAACGCTGGTTGCGCGGGCACGCCTTGGTGTACAGGCGCCAGTGTGAACACGGCTCGCGGCCAAATTGAAAAAGGCGACTTCTACGTCTACTACAAGAACGGTCGTCCGGAAGTTGCTGTTCGCATGGACGGCAAGGATAGGATTGGTGAAGTTCGCGGCAACAACCCCAACCAAGCACTTAACGCTGAACAGCAGCAGATTGCTGAAGCGTTTTTACGGAGCCAGCAATTTAAAGACACAGACAGGTACTTGTCGGAGTTTACTCGTCGTGAAACACTGATTAAACGGGCAAAGGGTGAAGCCCCGCTTAAAGTTACCGATCTGTTTGATGCAAAAAACATTGTCAACGACGAAGGAAAAATTGACGATCGCGCCATCAGGCAATTACTGGCTTTCCGTACGATTGATGGCTACGGAAACAGACCGGACCCAACAGACACTGTTGTTAATTTCTTTGGTCAGCAATACGTAACCGCCGTTAAAAAAGCGTACGAGAACAACCAGTTTATTTTTGCAAGCATCGATGTAAAAATTGCCGCAAGTCCTGAAGGCGATGAAACTGAGTTTGCAGGTAAAAAATATAAAGTGTTTGCAAACACTTTAAAAGCAGCAAAAGAAATTACGGTGGCATTTGGATGGCGGGATGATACTGCTATTCCAATTGAACTGCCTCGCCTTGAACACGTGCAAGACATTGATGTGTTCAAAGGAACTGTTTCATTGCCTGCGTTAGACACTGTTGATGAAATTCGTTTTTATTCAACGCTAAAAGAAAACGTGCTGGCAAAAGTAATATTGCCTCCAGACGCTGTGGTTAAGCACGTAATGGGTACCAGTAGAAATGCGGTGGGGATTGTTGCGGGGGTTCAAACGATTCAAACAGTGCAATTAAGAAACGGTTTGGAAGGGTTGACGCTTGATTTACCGGATACAAAATACGTAAAGGTGGTTAACAGCGACCGTTCACTCAATGGCGACATTGCGTCTGCCGCGTTGGTCAAACTTGGTGACGTCCTGTACAACAACGGGTGGACATATACACGAAAAGACGCAGCGGTAAATAATAGAACATCGGATACAGTAACAGAAAAAGATATTAAAGAATATCAAGCTCTTGTTGCGCCTACAATAAAAGAGTTTTTTAGCAGTATTAAACAGTTGTTTGGCACAAAAACTTTTGAAGCGTTAAACAGCGATGATTATATAAACAAGAAAAAAGATCAGTTCGATTATTTTGCGGCAGTATACAATGCCACAGATAAAATTTTAAAAGATAATAATTACTCTCAAGATACCGTTGATAAGTTAATTGGTTTAGCAGAAAAAATTTCAGGCAAAAAAATCGAGCAGCCCAAAGCAGAACTGATTGCGCCCAAACTGGTGGGAGAAACACCGCCAGCCAGCGTGTACACCGAAGCCCCTGAAGAGCGCCGCTTTGCGCCCAAGGATGCAGGCGTTCAGAAAGACAAGGACGGCACGTTCTCGTTCGTGCGTAAGCCTACGCGTTCATCGTCTGTGGTTGCACAAGAAATGGGGATTGGTGACCAAATTCTGGGCAACATCATGGGCTTGGCTGGCCGCGTCCAGTATATTGACCAGTACGCCGCGCTGGAAGCCGTTACTAAAAAGGGCTTGTCCGCAGGACAGATCAGCTCTTTGGAAGCTACCAACGCCAACTACCTGTTGCGCTTTGGCCAACAGCGTAGCCAGTTTGCGGGTCAGTTCCTGACCAATGGTCCTGTCAAGGCAGAGATCACCAAGAAGGACGGCGGCACAGAGACCATCTACCGCAGCACCAAAGGCACGTCGATGCTGGACGTAGCATCCGCACTGAACAAGGCCAAGCTGTCCGATGACGTCGAACAAGAGAACATGTTCACGCTGTACCTTGCAGGCAAACGGGCCAACCAAGTGGGCTGGGAAAAGCTGAACTTCAAGAACCCCGGTCAAGCCAAGGCAGAGTACGAAGCGGTCATGGCGCGGCTGAACAATAACAATGCCGCCAAGGCTGCGTTTGAAGAGGCATCCAAGCTGTACCAAGAGTACAACGCAGGCCTGTTGGATTTCTTGGTCCAGACTGGGGCACTGCCGCCAACCAAAGCAGCCGAGCTGAAGAAGATCAGCTACGTTCCGTTCTACCGCATCAGCGGCAACGGCGAAGTGCAATTGATGATTGACAAGGAACACCCCGTTCGTATTGCCAACATCAAGGATCAGCCGCAGCTCAAAGAGTTGGTGGGCGGTAACACTGCCATCTTGCCGATCTTCACCAGCGCTGCGCAGAACACGTTCATGATTACAGGCATGGGTCTGCGCAACCAAGCGGTCAAGGAGACTGCTTTCATGCTGCACAAGCTGGGCGTAGCCAGCGTGCTCCGTACGGGTAATGGGCCAGAGGGTTCCAACGTCATCCGGTTCCAAAAGAACGGCGAGAACCACTACGCTCTGGTTGACACAGACATGTACGGCATCCCTGCCGAGCTGATTGTTCGCGGCATGGAAGGGATCAAGACCACCATCCCAGCAGTCATCAAGGCCATGGGTGTACCAGCCAATCTGTTGCGCTCGTTTGTTGTGCGTAACCCAGCCTACGCTTTGCGTCAGGTTGTGCGCGATCCGTTAAACGCTTGGCTGACCACTGGCACAGACGCCACGCCTGTGTTGTCTTCCATGAAAGAGCTGGCCGCTATGGTGGCTGGCCGCAGTGAAGCCGAGCGCAAACTCATGGAGACCGGGGCTATTAGCAGCAACGTCTACAGCGGCGATGAGCGCGACATGGCCAAGTTCCTCAAAGACATGTCCGCAGGGCGGTCAGGTTGGGACAAAGCCATGGCTAAGCTCGATGCGTTTGCGCTGCAAGGCGACTCCGCTACTCGCGCTGTGATCTACAAAGACTCGCTGGCCAAGGGCATGAGCGAACAGGAAGCCCTGCTGCGCACACTGGAGTCAATGAACTTCAGCCGCCGTGGCGTATCGCCCAGCATGCAGGCGTTGTCTGTTTTGATCCCGTTCTTCAACGCCCAGATTCAAGGTCTGGATGTGTTGTACCGTGCGTTCAAAGGCGACATGCCGTACAGCGAACAGCTCAAGATCAGAGAAAAACTGGTCACGCGTGGTCTGTTGTTGGCCGCAGGCACGATTGCGTATGTAGGCATGATGTCGGATGACGAAGCGTACAAACGCGCCAAGCCTGAAGAACGCTACGGCAACTGGTTCGTGTACGTCCCCGGTTTTAATGAGCCTGTGCGTGTGCCAATCCCGTTTGAATTGGGTTACCTGTTCAAGGCGTTGCCGGAAGCCGTCATCAATATGGCGGCAGATGATCCACGGGCAGACAACGCAGTCAGCGGCTACTTCAAACTGATTGCCCAGACCAACCCGTTCAGCTTGCCGCAGGCGGTCAAACCCATTACCGAAGTGGTGCTGGGCAAGTCGTTCTTTGGTGGTGACATCGAGTCGGCTCGGGAGAAACAAATCCTGCCATCGGAGCGTTACCGCAACGACAGCACAGAGCTGGCCAAACTGATCGGCAGTATTACCGCCAACAAAGCTGTCAAGGCTGTGACGGGCAAGGAAGGTCTGACCCCAATCGACATTGACTACCTGATTCGTGGTTACACGGGTGGTCTGGGTCTCGGTCTGGTGCAGTTGGCCAACCCGATCCTGAACACCGAGATGACGGCAGAGGTAGCCAAGCCTACGCTCAAGGCCAGCAAGCTACCTTTGATTGGCGGTATCTTCCAGCCAGTTGAAGGACGGGGCACGTTGGATCAAGCGTACAACATGATGTCTGAAATCCAGCAGACCAAGGGCACGCTCAACCGGATGATCGAGCAAGGCAAACAAGCCGAAGCCCGAGCGTTCGCGCAAGAGAACGCCAACGCGTTGTCAATGGCCTCCGTGTCCGGCGCAGTGCAGCAACGGTTGGGTGAGCTGGCTAAACGCCGCCGCCAGATCGAAGCGGCTCCTCGCTTGACCACAGAGCAGAAGGACGACTTGCTGGAGAAAATCGACCAAGCGCAAACCGATCTGGCTAGGCAGTTCTTGCAGCGCGGCGATAGAACCAAACGCCAATGAAGCCGTTACGGATGCACGGGTGAGCCCGTGCATCCAGTACTTTGAGAGCCACGGCCTTGCGTAGGCCCAGCTCACGGATCAACTCCGTGTCGAGGCAGGGGATGAAGAACCCCTGACCCCGCTCAGTCTTCAGCCACGGGAATCGGACTAAGGATGTCTTCACCGATGTCCTCCGCTTTACGGCGAATCTTCATGACCTGTACCCGCATTGGTGGTCCTTTGGTCCGCGCCATCATATCCTTCTTGGTGTACTGCACCATGAACATGTCCTCCAGCCCACGCTTGAATGACGTGTAGCCGAAGCTCATCGAGGCGCAGTAGGCTTTGAACACCTGCTCTTCCACAAAGTAGTCAATGTAGCCCGGCGTCAACTCGTGCTCCACACGGCCCATCACCTTAGTACGAGCAGTCGACAAATCAATCTGACCACCGGAGCCCAGCTCGGCCAGTACACCGCCCTTGCTTGGCTTGATGACCACGAAGCTGCCGTAGTTGTCGCGGGTGAAAGCGTTGAGCACATCTTCAGCGTTGCGGGCGCTGATCTTCATGCTGGAACGCATGTTCTCGATGGCCTTTTTGAACGCGTTGATGATTGGGCGCAGAGGGATTTCGGCAATGCCTGCCTGCTTGAACACTACAGCGGCGCAGATCGCGGTTCCGATGCCTGCCATCCAGAAGCGCTCGTCGTTGGTTGCCTTGAACTCACCGTACATATTGGTCACCGCCTTGGTGACAAACTCAGGCCATTCGTCGAATCTGTCAACCAGCACCTGCGACAGCATGAACCCAGCGTGGCCGTAGTTGTGGGCCAAGGACTTGATGATCTCGATCTCGTGGGCTTCCCACTCCAGCGGCTTGTCGAACACAAACTCGATCAGGCGGCGCAGCTCACCCTCGGATGAGTGCTGACGGCCACCGCTCAAGTAATCCACGATGTGCGTGTTCGATGACATCAAGCAGGTCGTCATCCATGTGGACAGGTTCAAGCGCTCCTTATTGGAGCCCGACTCCATACGCTCCTTGCCACGGCCCTCGGTCATGTCCAGTAAAAACTCTGGGAGCCACTCGAAGTCCTTGCGGTTCTTGGCGGTGATCTCATCGGTGATGAGCGGATGGCTGTTGAGCAGACCGAGGCGCTGCTGCATGGCAACGGGCGATGTGCTCTTGCCTGTCCGGTAATGGACGGGGTGCCCCCACACGGAGGCCGCAGCTTCGAGCGACAACGACTTGCCTGTTCCCGACTCTGTGCTGGCGCAGTGGTAGGTCATGCCGTATATACCAGTGAAGCGCATGAACGGTGCGCCAGCACCAGCAAGGACAACGGCTAAGTGGCCCCACATCTTGCGGTGCACCAGCATGTTGATGAAGGCTTGCCAGTTCTCCAGCGTCCCCTTGGGTTCCGTGTGCATGGTGATGTTCTCAAGCCCCGGCATCGGGACTTTGATGGGCTCTTTGCCCTTGGAGAAGATACGTCCGGCATAGACGTACGAGTTGTCCGGTTGCCAGCCGTAGCTGTCAGGAACTCTGATTGCGGGTTTATTCATACTGCACTCCTCTACACAGGCTCGAACGTATTCGGCCAAGTTTTTGTCATTACCTGCGCCAAAGGAAGCAACCACGTTCTGGCTGGCCAACGCTTTGGCGGTCTCGTCTTTGCTGACTACAGCTTTCTGCGGCATGGTGACATTGACTGCCCCTTCCGGTTTGAGCGCGATCATGTGGACCGTGTGCTCATTGTTGCTGTTGAGGATGTCGACCACGAACAACTCGTAGGGCAGGAGCATGACCTGCTTCTTGGACTTGCCGCCTTCTTCGTCCTCGACCATGCGCTCCATGAAGACGCCACCGTTCGCACCGTACGCGTACCCACGAGGGGGCACTGGACGCTGGACCTTGATGACTTCTTTTGGAGCGGCGTAGCCCTCACTCTGCACCTCAACCTCCAGCTCCTTGACGCTGACATCGACTTCAATCTCGCGGCCAAGGATCAGAGGGTTGGTGATCTTGCCCCAGTTCGGGCAGTTCGGGCAGACGCCGGGGTTCTCGCTGTCCATCTTGACGCAGGGGTATGGGCCTTTGATGTCGCGCAGCTTCTGGTTCATCCGGTCTGCATCGTAGGGGTGCATCTTGCTGAGCCAGACCGCAGCTTTCGCACCGTCTGTGCACACCTTGGTCCACGACAACAGACCGCGCCAGAGCGGCTCCATGCCCTCATCCTTTGCGTTCTCGGCGTAGTGCGCCAACTGAGAGCAGCCCTTGTCCTCTTTGGTCAGCAGCCAGATTTTCTTGAACGAAGTCTTGCTGTTCTCGAACAGCTTGACCGCTGTCGCACTGGTCGATGCCGCTGGCCTTGCCCCGGGTAGGTCGAGCTTCTCGACCACATCCGTTGCCTCGTAGACCGAACCCTTCAACTGTCCCCGCACGATGGTTGCAAACGCATCGAAATCGAACAGGTCTCCGGTATTCAGTATGCGTACGGGGCGCGGCTCTGGGTACTTCTTCTTGAAGTTCATTGTGCCGGGCACACGCAGAACACGGGCCGCATCGGCGGTGACGGTCATGTCGATCGCCATGTCTTGCTGGTGGCACAGGCGTTTGAAGTTCTCCGCCACGGGCTTCCATGTCTCGACAGGGAGCGCCTCCTTCAGGGGCCAGTAGCAGTGCAGACCACCGCCAGAGTTGACAATCCACGGCGTGCCCAGCTCACCAAGACCTGTGTTTTCCAGAAAGGCGTTGAGCGCTTGCGCTGCGTCCTTCTTCGATGCGTAGCCGTCCATGTCAATGAACAGCGATTTGATGTACTGCGCGTTGGCTGCGGTGCGTTTATCTTCCGGTCCGAACGTGGACATGGCGTAGTACACGCAGTCCCTGTTCCTCAACATCCGCGCAACTGCACCCTGCGTCTCTTCGAGCGTGTTCGTAAACACCTGCTCTTTCCTTGACGTGAACTCTGCTACGCAGTACCGCCCATATTCGGGCGACGGCAGCACAGCCGCTAAAAAATCAAGCGGTTCCATTACGATCCTTGGGTTTAATTGTGCAGGAACAGGTCGAGTTGTCGCGGGTCTTGCGCAGGGTGTTCGTGTTCGGGCGCGAGTAAGGTGATACGGCGCAGCAGTTCAATCTGCCAGTCCTTGGGCAGGCCGTCTTCGTCTTGAATGAAGTCAGCGCAAAAGCGGATCAGCTCCTGCGTACTCAAGGTTCGAGGTTGTATTCTTGACATATTCTTCTCCATGCTGTGTCTGCATCCCGTGAGGTCTGCATTATTTTTGTAAGGAACTCGACGCGGTTACGGTAAGCCACGAACACCTCAGTGCCAGTGAACCAGTTGTAAACGGTCTGTCGTGATACGCCCAATGCACGGGCGATCTTGGTGACGGGGAAGTCGAGGTGGATAGCCCACCGCCCAAGCTGGTTGCCCAGAGACTTGGGGGTCTTCGCTACGTCATCAATGATTTTTTGTGAATAGGCCATAGTGGTATAGGTGGGGGCTTCGATTTGGTCTTTGACAAGGCAAGATGGAAAGCCAGAAAAACTCTTGCATCGACATCCTCGAACGCTGGCTTAACAGCCCCCGATTCGTTTATGGGTTTGCGGCGTCAACGAAGCCGTGCTCACCGCGCAGCCACAACATCTTGTCAACGCATTTGGCTCCCCGCGTCAACAACTCGTCTCGGGTGAAACGGTTTTGGTTATGTCGCGGGTAACCCGGTCCAACAAAAATGTTCTTGTTGCGGTAGTGCGGCACGTAGGTGATGCCGTTCTTTACGAAAGCCATTTGGCTGTCGCGTGGTGTGGATTCAGGAGAGCGTGCCATTATTCGTCATCCCAATCAGAAACGATGTCGGCCAGCTTGGACTTCTTCGCTGGAATGGCGGTTGGCTTGGGTGCCGCAGCTTGGCGCACTTCTGGCTCGTCAGCTTCTTCCTCTACCACTGGCTCGGGCTTGGCCTTGGCCTTTTTTGGCTTGGGTGCTTCGGCTTCTTCCTCGGCCATCAGCTCACCCATGGGGCGCGTGCCTTCCAGCTTCAGCGGGGCAACAGGAGCCACCACGCCATCCGTAGCCGCAGGGGTAGCCGACACTGCCTTGGCAGCATCGCTGGAGTGCGCCTGATCTTGCGCTGCCACGTACTCGTCGTCGGTCAACCAGCGTGCAGCTTCAAACACCAGCTTGGGCGACTCGGCCTTGGTGTCGAACTTCATACGGGTCACGATGGTGTCGAGGTTCACAGGAGGAGTCTGCGCTGCCATGTAACGAGCGTACGCTTGCAGTGGGCGCTTGCCGCCTTCTTCCTTACCGAAGATGGACGTGGCTGGCAGGGTGACCTGCAACACATCGCCTTCAGGGTTGTTGGCCAAGACCACAGCGAGGCGCTGTTGGTAACGGCAAGCACGAGTCTGGCCATTGCCTGAACCTGCGATGTTCTGTGGGCACTGGGCGCAGCTTGACGACTGCTTGTTCTTCACGCCTGCATCAGGCTTCTCACCGTCAGTGGATGTGCAGTCAGGTGCGGCAGCAGCAGCGTCCTTGTCGTAAGCACCAGCGTAAAAAATACGGCTGACCTTGGGCGCAGCCTTGACGATGATGACGTCCAGATATCGCTCGTCGATTGCAGCGATCTCCTTGCCGCCAGACAACAGACGGAACACACCGCCTTTGATCGAGACACGCTTGAGGCCAGAAGGAGCAGCACCGCCAGCCAGAGCCAGTGTGGTTGCAGACAGCTCAGCATTGCGTGCGAAAGCGGGGACTTGGGAAGGGTTAAAAAGGGTTACGTTGCTCATGATTTTCTCAGGTTGGTTTACGGACAGAGATGTCGTACTCGGACGACGAATTGAGACCCGGAGGCATGATGCCGGGGTTTTCTTCCAAGAACTGCGCCATGTTGGTCTGCGCGATGCGCTTCTCCAGCAGCTCAAGAGCTGCGTGTTCCAGCACGAACTTCTTGAATTCGTCCCAGTCTTGGGTGGAGTAACGCGTCTTCACAGACAGCACCACAGTGCCCTCTGGAGTTCGTACAGATGTGACGCCCATCGTCTTCATCTGGTCTTTCATTGCGTTGCTGATCTCAGCTTGCTGGGCCTTGAGCACTTCCACTTGCGTGTCGTACTCTTGTGTCAGCTCACTGATCTTGCCGCGCAGCTTGCGGTAAATTTTCGCCAGTTTATCCAGCGGTATCGCTTCATCACTCATCTACTTCTCCTGTTATGTTTGTCTAAGGTTGGACAGTCTACACGGGTTTTCTGGGTTTGCAAACTCCTTTTTAAGATTTAATTTCGATGTCGAACATCTCGGTCAGCAAAGAGTTGTCGGTCACCTTTGCGGCCAAGGCCTTGAACATACGCTTCTCGATCGGGCTACCTTCGATGTGTATGACAGTAACTTTCTCTGCGGTCTGACCCTTGCGGTCGGCTCGGGCGCAGCACTGGATGTACTGCTCAACACTCATCAACGGGCCGTAGAACACCACCGTATCGGCAGCGGTCAGGGTAATCCCGTGGGCAGAAGCGGCAGGCTGCATGACCAAGACACGGGGTTGCGCCTCAATCTGGAATCTGTTAATGGTCTGGCCGCGTTTGCTTGGGGAGATGTCGCCATGGATACACTCGTTGGTGATTCCCTTCTTGGTCAGGTAGTTGCTGATCGTGTCGATTGTGCTCCTGAACAGGGCGAAGATGATGACCTTGCGGTCGGTCTCCTCCAGTATCTCTTCGAGCACCGCCAAGCGGGGCGCAGAGTCGAACTCCACCACTTCCTTGTCGTCCGTGTACGCCGCACCGCAACTGATCTGCAAGAGCTTGCTCACGCCAGCAGCGGCATTGACCGCCGTGATGGTCTCTCCAGCCGCCTGCACCAGCATGCGCTCCTTGAGCAGGTCGTAGTACTTCTTCTGCTGCGGGGTCAGGGCCACCTCGCGGGTCATGGTAATGACGGGCGGCAGGTCAAGGCATTGGTCTTTGGTGAACCGGATGGCTGGCTGCAACGCTTCGTACACCTTGTCCTTGGCGTCTGCCTTGGGTGCCCACTTGAACACCGTCACTTTGTTCATCACCAGATCACGCCACGCTGTGAAGAACTTGGGCACACCATCGGGGTTGACCAGCTTGGCCAAGCCGTACGCATCCACAGGAGACTGCGATGCAGGGGTGCCCGTCATCATCCACAGGTAGGTGTTGGGTGTCAGGATGGAGTTGAGCGCTTTCCAGCGCCGTGTGGTGGGCGTCTTGTAGGCGTTGGCCTCGTCAACAATCACCAGATCAAACCGTCCGTCAGCCTTGACTTCTTCTGCGATGAGGTTGAGCCCTTCGTAGTTGGTGATGACGATCTCGTAGTCATGCTGGATCATCTCGATGCGCCGAGCAGCCTGCGGATGGTGCGCGATAACGGCAGACCTGTGAATGATGCTGCTGTTGATGTCCCCCATCCATGCGCTGTGCATGATCGACAGAGGGCACAGGATCAGCACACGCCTGACTTTGCCCAAGCTCATCAGGTAGTCTGCTGCCCACAGAGCGGAGAGCGTCTTGCCTGTGCCCGGTTCGCTGAACACGAATGCCCTGCGGTACATCGTGAGGAACGCCCCTGTCTCCATCTGGTGTGCCATGGGCTTGTACCTGCCGGGCCAGTCGTAGCGCCGAGTGATGGGCGAGGGTACGTTCTTTACGCCTAGATTACGCAGCACACGCGCTTCATCGAGCCCCCAGTAAACTGCAACAGACGCCGAGCCATCGCTGTGTGTTTCAACAACTTTGTGCTTGGGAATGATGCTGTACTTGTGAGGGTTCCGTGTGCGTAGTATGAGTGCCTTGTCGTCAACAATTTCCACTTGCTTCTCCGATTATTTTTTTGAGCTGGCGCGGTTCTTTGCCACGCTTCGCATCCGCAGATTACCTTTGGCCGATGTGCCGCCACTCTTGAGTGGCTTGATGTGATCGACATCCATGCCGTCACCTTTGCTTGCCTGCCCAGACTTCTCCATCACGCGGCGGGCCTTGACTCGCTCTGCTCGGTTGGCAATCTGTTCGGGCTTGCCGTGGTAGTCGGCGTACTCTTTCTTGTAGTCACGCTTGCT